AGCGCCAATTGCGTCCAGTTCGTCTGGAGAGAATTTGTCAATCAAATCACTCTTGCGAGTTAACCCGGTGTTCCTCAAGTCACCAACGTCAGACCACTGACCGCCCTTCACAAAGTCTTGGACGTAGGGCAGGTACTCCTCGTTGGGTGCGCGGTTGCCTTTGCCTTTGATTTGGCTGATGCGAGATAAAGTCTCCGATTCCGGGTAGAGTTTTCCCGCTTGCCTTGTTGCCGCCTCTTCAGACATCCCCTCGCCACGCAGTCTGTGCATCAAACTTTCCATCTGCGCCGCTCTTTTTTCAGGCGTAAGAGTTTTGGAAGCGGCTACCTCAACCGTTGCATGAGGCGCACCCTTGGAATCAACCAGCGAGTACACCTTGGCCTTGCCGCTCTTGATGGCCTCCCAGCCGCCGTGGCCGTAGCCAGAACTGCCAGCATCACCAGAAGCTTCCGTCCAGTCAGGGTGGCCTTTGGGTGGCTCGTAGCCCCTAACTGAGTGCCCCATCGCTTCGGACTCCTGTGAGAATGCGCCGGGCTTGTTTAGTTCAATCCACTTGTAGCCTTCAGGATAGTCTTTATAGATGGGCAACCCTTCACGAGCCGCAGCCCTGCTGGCATTCATCTTGGCCGCAAGTTCTTGGTCGTACTCAAAAGTACGGCGCACGGCCTGCTCCATGCTGACTTTGCTGAGTTGCTCTGGGCGAATGCGGCCAGCAGTCACATCTTCACGCAGCACATCCATGATGTGGTCAAAGCCAAGGTCACCAGTGAACGGCGCATACATCGGGGTTTCTGGCGCAAGTTTGTTGATGTAAGGGTTTTGACGCCCAAGTTCCATGTAGTTGTCCATCATTGGCGATTGAAGTGACTGGTACTCAGCTTTGGCTTTTGCTAAATCCGTATCGCCAACAATTTTTGCCTTCTCATCAATAGAGGCGGCGTAATGCATATTGTTTGGGTCTGTAATCCCAACATTTTCCATCTGCTGCTCAAATTTTCTTACAACCGCTTGTCTTGCAGAACGAATTTTGCGTTCCGCTTCTTGAAACTTGGCATATTGCTCTGGCATATTTTGAATGTCGCCAGCCCGGTGCGTTGCAATGGCCTCATCGGAGGCTTGCTCCCATGCTTGGGCTGCTGGGGATTGGCCCATGCCCTCTTCTGGGAAACCAGCTTCCCTGCGTTTCTTTCTCAACGGGGCAGTAGATAAATATGGGTTGTCACGCAAAAGAGCTGGTTTATGCGTAATGCCCTGCTCGGCCAGCTTGCGCACTGGGTCGTCAGCCGTGCCCATTTGCTTCTTAACATAGTTGGTCAGGTTGCTGTCAACCCATTTGTCAATCGCGGCCTCACCCTTGGTTGCGTCAAGCATACGTTGAACGCGGTCTCGCTGGTCTTGGCTCAGTGTTGGGTTTTTCAACAATTCTTCGTGCTTAGATATTCTTTGAGCAGGCGTTTCACCCACAAAGGTCGGCGTTTTCAAAGGCTGCAAATCCTTCTCAGTCCGCCCAAGCAAGAAGTTCCCGCCCGTTGGCTTGACCACGTTGGCAGCAGGCTGCCCGGCCGCTCGACCAAAGTCCTTGCCAGCCTTGTACACGGCCTGCGGTAGCCCGCCAACGAGTCGTATGGGCGCTCCCGGCCCAGTGTAGAAGCCCCCGGCTAGTGTCCCCAGCCCAGATGCTGCTTGCCCAGCAGGCGTGTCTGAACGGTAGGGTAGGCGCTTCTCAATGTCCTCGGACGTTGGCAAGTAAGTCTCGCGGTGGTTGCCAGTGACTAGGTCACTGAGCGTCCGAGACCGCTCAAGGCCGGGAATCATGCGGATGAGCGACTCAATGTCACCGGGCGCTCCACCGATGCCTGACACCAAGCCACGGGCAAAGTCCATCGGCATATTGGCAGCAGCCTTGCGGTCGTTCTGATTCTCTGGCCTGCGCCCAGCAGAGCGGTAGCGCGGAGGGCTGAACTGGTCAAGCGGGTCACCGCCACCAGCCATCATGAGGCCACCTTGCGCTTTTTTCGTTTCTTCAGCCATCAAGTCTGGTGCAAGCACGCCCATTGCTGCGGCTGTTGCGGCGTCTCTGCGGAACGGGTCGTGAGCGGCAAACTTACCGCGAATGCTCTCAGGATTGAACACAGCAATTGTTGGGTAGTCGTCACCAGTGGACTCACGCAAACGCATGGAGTCGTAACCCTTGCTTTTTAAATACTCCACTACTGGTTTTCTTTCGTACAGTATGTAGTTGCCACCAGCGTACAAATCTTGGTCGCTTTTTGGTATGTTGTTAGCTTTAAAGAAGTCAGCCATCACATCCATGTCGGTTTCGGGGTTGAATATTTTGTTTGATTCAACCGTCAGCGGGTAAACCGTAGAGTGAATCTTGTCGGGCGAACCTTGTAATCCAAACTCTCTCTCTGCTTCCGCTTTGAATATTGCATTTCTACGGTCATATTCACTGTGAAACTCGTCGCCCTCTAACTTGCTGAGGTTGTCGTAATCCATGTGCTTAGACTTCATGTCTCTGTACATATCTTCAGCCGACTTCAATTCTTGTTTGGCTTGGTCTCCAACTCGTTTCTGCATCTTGCCTTTGCCAATCCACTTGTTGGCAAACTCTGGAGACTTGGTGACAAACGCCAAGTTGTCGTCATACCCCGGCCTGAATGCGCCAGTAATGTCTTGCCGTGACCCGTGGTACGCATCGGTGTTGCGTTTCATTGCCGCCGCTCGTTGCTGTGGCGTGTTGTCGGCGGGTAACCCCAGACCACCTTTGGCTGGGGGCAGGGCGGCTCTTTGCTGGGCCAGCTTCAGCGCCTCGGCTTGGGGGGCGTCAACCAAAAACTTCTTGGCAATGTCTCCAAGAGCCTTCAGCTTACCGCCACCGCCAGCCATGTGTGCAACCTTCTCTCCGCCCATGCGGGCTTGGATAGCGGCCTGTAAACGGGCGTCAGCGGCTTCCATGTCTACCGCCCCACCGTTTGCCATACGGGCTTGTATTGCTTGCGCCAGCCTTGCGTCTGCGGCCTCCATGTCGACAGCGCCGCCTTCCTTCTGGCCCGTCAACTCCTTGATTCGGTTGCGGTACTCGCCGTATTGGTTGAGGTATTGGTCGTCCACGAGTTGGTGGGGGAATACTTTTTGAATTGTCCCAGTGAAGTCCGCTGGCTTTTTGGTCGAGGCAATGTGTTGGGCCGCGTCAGGGAAGTCGATTACGAAGGGGGTCAGCACCTCTTGCGGGCCTCCAGCTTCGCCAAGGATGCGGTGACTGTAGGTGTTGTGCGGAGTGCCTGCCGCCTCTACCAGTGCGCCGGGTTTAAGTTCGCCCGTCATCAGGCCAGTCATGTTGATTTCCATGTCGCGCAGGCGAGGCTCCGTGATGGCGTACTGGATGTCCAGCCCATTTGGCAAACCCAAGGGCTTGGTCACCTTGGGCGTTTTCATGCGGTTGTTGAACCACTTGCGCAGGTTGGCGTCCTCCTTCATGGCAGTCAGCGCACCTTCACGGTCAGCAAGACCGGGCCAGTTTGGAAACTTTACCATCTCCCCGGTTTTAGGGTCTTTGTACCCATACGCAATGATGCTGTCAAAGATGTCAATTTTATTTGGTTGCGCCTTTGACCAATCAATCGCACGCAAGTTGGCGTCAGCAAAGTGCATGGCAAAGTTATTCGACATTGGCCCCATTGCAAGGTGGGAGCCAATAACGCGGTTAGGCTCGTACAGTTCCGCCACACGGTCAACCTTGCTTTGCATTCGCTTGGCTGGCTCTTCGTTTGACTTCCAGAACTCAGGGTCATCCAGATGCCTTTGGCCTAGACCGTAATAGGCTCCGCCCTCCTGCACAGAATCAATAGGGACGCCGTTGACCTCATCAAGTATCTTGTTGGACACAGTCTGGTCGCCGGGGACAGCCACCTTCAGGTCGCCCCTGCGTGGGGTATATGGCACTTCCTGCGCCACCGTACCCGTGGGAGACAGCTTGTAGTTCAGCCCCTTGACCCTCTGGCTCTCCTTCTTGGAGCGGCCCGCTAGGTTGAATGTTTCCTTGGGTTTTCCGCTGACAACGTGTTCGCCCAGCATCTGACGGGCCACACGTTCCGCCTGCTGGTTGACGAAGTCGCTCGACAAATTGGCGCGAGGCAACATGAGGGGCAAAGCCTTGTCCCCGCCATGCGATAGCAATTCAGACAGACGGGCTTCGTCAGGCGCTGACATCAAGCGTTCACGCACCTTGTTGAGTCCACCGAAAAACTTCTTTGGGTCAGCCATAGTTACACCGCATAGGGGTTGACCCGCTCTTTGCGGGTATAAGCGTAGTCATCGTCGTCATCATACAGAGGCTCAGGGTTGATGTCGAGGAAGCCCATGTCCTTCATTAACCGAATCGCTTGTGTGGCCGAGTCGACGTAGTCGTCGTGGGTCGAGTCGGGGAAGGAGCATATTTGGCTCAGGAAGCCCTCACACCAGTCCTTGACGTAGCCCTTCCTAACGCTGCTCTCGGGTAGCCATACCCGGCCTGTGGCAAAAATGGAGGCGGTAATCTGGAGCCGTTGCATCTTGTCGGCCTTACCGGGGTTGTAGCCCCTGACGGGCAGGTGCGCAGCACGCAGTTCTTGAATCAGGGAGATGCCTGCGGCCTTGTCTTCCACGAGTATCAGGTCGGGGCGCTTGGCCTCCTTCCCTTCGCCATAGGACACCCGCCACTCCTCTAGCACCTTGGGCTTGAGCAGGGGGAAGGTCAGGTGTTCGGCCCAGCAGTCGATGAGCAGGACGGACATCGGGCCATCCAGTGGCTTGAATACTCCCCACGTTGTCATGGCCGTCGGGTCGTTGTATTCCTTATCGCTGAAGGCGCAGTCATAGCTTTGGACTATGAACTCGAACTTGGGGAAGGGTTTCTCGGCGGGGTACAGCTTGAACATATCCCTGCCGACCACCTTGCCGTCTTCGAGGTCAACCAGCATACCCATGACCTCCTGCTCGTACAGCTTGCTGCCTTTGTACTGCTCAAGCTGGTTGCGGAAGGTCGAGGCTAGGTTGGCCTCGTTCTCGTAGGTGCTGGCACGGTCAATGACTACGTCGTCACCTTCCCTGCCGACCAAGTCGATGATGAGGTCTTTGGGTCTCGGGGTCGTTGTCACGATGACACGGGGCTTGTCACCCAAACGCAGGCCCATCATCATCATGTCCCACGCCTCCCCGGCTCCAAGGTACTGGAATGCGGCCAACTCGTCACACCAAGCATAGTGGAACTGCGGCCCCCGCAGGCGCTCGTAGCTGTCGCCAGAGATGCCTCGAATGATTGCACCGTTGCTCAGGCGGATTTGGTGGTCTTGCTTGTTGTAGTCCACCACGAGTTCTGGGGGGATGCAGGCGAGGAGTCCTGACTGTCCCTCAAAGCAGGTGAACTTGATGTCGTTGCTGGTTGGAGCCAGCACGAGGCATCGACAGCCGGGGTGACACCATGCCCACCACCAGAGGGCTTCAGCGGCGCTGCGGGTCTTCCCGGCCCCCCGGCCAGCGAGTAGGAGCCAGACGGTGTAGTCTTGCTCTAGCGGGGGCGGTATCTGGTATCTGTGGGCGCTGGCTACCCACTTGGCATGGGCAATCAGGGCGATGCGGTCATGCTCAGGGCGGCGGTTGAACTCTGCCTGCACCTCTGGGTCTGACAGCATCTCACTTAACATAACGTGTCAGCTTTTGGTCTCAGCCCGTGTTTTTTGACACCAACAGGCCCAAAACTAAGGGTTAACCCATAGCACGACCCCAAGACTCCCGACCTGAATGGTTTGGGGGTCTTCAGCCATCCGGGGGGACTGCTGCACGCTGAACGCCGTATTCTGTTTATCGAGCGCCCGTAACGTGGGCTGGCCGCTGTCGGTTTGTGTTGCTCGTTTACATGGTCGCTACGGAACGCCACTGGCATCGGGGTCGTGACTGCAATGCCATCGGTATGTGAGTGCGGCCCCGACATTGGCCCGTTAGCTAACCCGCTCTGAGGGTTGCCGTCGTAAACGCAAAAAGCCGTTACTGCTGCACTGGGTCGAAACCCCCCGAAGGAGGCCAATGCATGAGTAACGGCTTTCACCTGTTGTTTTCGACGACAACAAGCGGACTCTACCACAGATTTATCGGGCTGCATAGGGGGTGTTTACAGCTTGTTCTCGTCAATGCGGTGGTCGCCGCACCAGTCGTTGACAGTCACCACAGGGTAGCCGCCCATAGTCGGGGCATGGCGGCGGCATCGGCCAATGCTATGGAGCGGGTTGATGTCAGAGTCTGATGTGCCTATGCGCTGCTTCTGCTTCTCAACGTACCAGATGCAAGTATTGCACCTCATGCCTTGAGAGCGGTCAAGCCACGGGTCGGCTGGCTTGATAACGGTCATGTCTGTGTCCTTAAATGGCATAGGGGGGGTGAATCATTCTGCCGCCTCGTAGGTCAGCTTGAAAATTTCGTCTTTGCAAGGATAAAACTCGCCCTTGACTCCCGTGATAATCCAGTCGCCGGGGGTGACGATGTGGTCGCCTTCCAGCGTCTCAATAAAAAACCGCCCATTCCAAGGACTGCACTGGACTTTAGGGTGGTCGCCATCCTTGAACCACTGGGTGGCCTCAATCACGACAGGTTTCTTGCGGAACTTCATATTTTCTCCTTAACCAGCACGTTTGGTCATCTCCATATTGCGGATGACCTCAAGGAACTTGGAAGCATTGGAGTCCTCGGTCTTGATTGCCGCTCCACCCTCTACGCCCTCTACGGCCACTCTGTCGCCGTACTTGCGGGGCTTCAGCTTGGCAGATGTCCATTTGCGGGCTTCGATGCGCTGTTTCTGCCATAGCAGGTAGGATTGGTCGAGGTAAACACGCCCCTTGTCGTCCCTAAACTCAGGCGGCTTCTCATCAGCAATTGCAAGGATTTCGTCAGCGTTGGTGTCGGCTTGGTCTTCACGAGCGCGGGTGTATAACTCGCAGAAGGTTGGGAAGCGAATCAACCAACGGTAAATCGTCGCGCAGTGCGGGAGGTGTTCACTGCTACAGATTGATACCAGTGACTCTCCATGAGCGAGTCTCCAGCAGACCTCTTCTGCTATGTCTTCTGTGTACTCTAGTGGCCTGTGATACAGGGTTGCTGTTTTGGGGGCTACAGGCGTCTGTACGGGCGCGGGGCTACCTTGGGCTTGCTTTGCGGCCTTGGGCGTCTTGGTGGGCCTTTTAGCGGCCTTGCTGGTGGTTTCTGGCATAACCCGTATTCCCCATGTGAGTGAACAGTGTAATCGATTCGCTTCGGGTCGCTACGGGTTGTTGGTAGCCCAATCGCCAGCAGGGTGCTTCCCTCTGGCAGGAGTAGGCGGTTATTTCAATCGCAAAGCCCTCACGATGCGACATAGCCAATGCGTCCACTGGCGATACCCTTACCAACACGGCTGGAGACTACAGACCTTCTGGGCTATGTGCCTAGCGTCATCGCAATCCCCATGCGTGTTGGCTCCACTTGCGTGGAACCCATTGTGTTTTACTTCGCTTTCGGTTCGTTACACAAGCCACTTGTGAAGGCTTGCGGGGTCTGTTGCTTGCACTCTTCTTGGGTCAAAAGAAAGTTTGGAACCCACACCCAAAACGCTGTAAAGGCAATGAACATTATACCAATCATTGCCTTTTTGAGCAATGTTTCTTTTACCACGGCGACTCCTCATGATTGGCTGGATTGAACGGGATTGGCTTGCTTGGCAAAGCCGGGGGCAGTTTGGTGGGAAAGGGCCAGTTATTCATTGTCCTTAACCCACGTGCAGCCAAAACAAATTCGCATCATCCATCGCACAAATGCATTGGGTTCTTTGCCTCGCACCGGGTGGTACACCAAGCCGTGACCGTCAAGGCCGCAGCCAAACATGTAGCACTTCCACTTCGAATACTCTGGCATTTTTATTGACTTGTACTCAGTCATTGGTCTTGCCCTTTCTTTTCGTTTCAAACTTGTTCAGGTACTCCAGCAACCGGGCAAGCACTGCTGGCTCCATTGCCACTACTTTGTTTTCGTGGTGATTGACCGCAAGCCAGACTTGATAGCCATCGTGGCTGGCGTAGACCCCATCGCCCAGATATGTGTCATCCATGATTGAGTTCCTTCAGCTTGGCTTCTGCCGCAATAAGCAAATCTTCCCACCCATATTGCGCCGCCGCCATTTCAAATTTTTCATCCTCCGTCAGCCCCTGCCACGGGCGCTGTGATGCGGGTGGGGTGGTGTAGTCTTGCCAGTCCAGCACCTGTGCATCACCAAGCGACAGACCGCGCATCTTGGCAAAGTCACTGATTGCATCAACTGCTGGCGATGCTTCGTCAGCAGCCGACAACACAATACGCTCTCTGCGGGAAGTAAGGTAGCCCATAAAGTCAAACAGTGCGCCAGCGATAACAGTGTGCTCCACAAACTTCTGCACTGCTGGCTCCTGCTCTGGCTGTGCTGCGGGTTTTTGCACATCGTCAATCTCTCCGCAGTGGTAACACTGCCACGCCCAACAACCTTTTTTGCTGTGACAAAAACGACACGCCACAGGCTTCTGCACAGGCTTATCGTCCAGCTTGTCCCATGCTGCTTCAATTGCAATCCTCAGAGCATTGTCCACCTGCTTGTTGTGCGCGGCTTGTTTTAAGTCAGTCATGTTTTGCTCACAGGGTAAAAAGTTACAGTATCAGATGCAAAATAAACGGTGGCCTTGCAGCCCAACTTGTCGGACAACTGCTTGGCCCAGTTTTCGACGAAGCGGAGTGAGGGGATTTCGTCAGGCAGTCCCGTTTCAAGCAATGCCAAGCTGACCGTGGCCTCATCGCCACTCTGGACTTTGACTGAAACCCATTCGTCAATGTTCATGCTTCCTCCTTGATGCCGAGGGCGGCTTCGATGGCACGGGCAAACTCACGCCAAAAACTACTTGTTGCGTCCATTGCTTCCATACGTGTTGCAACTTCTGCAATCTCCTCATCCGTCAGCGGCTTGCGTTGTGCTGGCTGGGGTGGGTCAATGATTGTTTGCATCAAATGCACGCCGCCGTCTGGCCTTGTAACGCAGGCCACTACGCCAATGCGCTTGTCATCAGTCCAATGAGCCCTCAGTGAGTATTGAGGTGGCTCCTGCACTGGCTGTGGTGCAAAGTGGGCAGCGTGCAGCCGCCTCAGTGCTTGTTGCAGATAGGCTTCGCTGGCGGTGGCTGCGGCGAACCACAGCCCTTCGTCTTCGGCCTGCTCGGACACGACTTGCTGCGCGGCTTGTCTCAGGTGGTCAGGCATACAAATCTCCAAACAAAAAATGCGAGTAATACATTGAGTAGCACTGCCACGCCCAATGCAACCCATTCCGTCAGAATTGATGCATCTGACGTATCATCGTCGTTAATTTGTGGCGTCATCACATCCCCTTCACTCGCTGGTACAGCACCTCAATCCTCGCCCCCCTTGCGGCAGCGTGTAACAGGCGGCTCATGTGTTCTCTCCTTCTGCGTTGGCAATGGCTTCACGGGCTACATCGGTCAAACCGTAACGTGCGCCCATGTCTTTCAACGCCTCCAGCAAATCTTTGTTGCTCTCATGCAACCGACGTAGTTCAGCGGCTGCTTCGGTGTCTGCTTTCATGCGACGTAGTTTTGCTACCTGCTCTGATTCGTTCCCGTATCGGTTGTAATCGCAGATGGAAGCAGCCAACCGCAAGGCTTCTGGTTGTGTCATTTCAGTTCTCCTCTTGTTCTAATGGCGGCAGCGCATTCGTCACGCACATCTTTGTCTTGCTGTTCAGCAAGGTTTTTGCACACAACAGCGGCTGACTCCATCCCATCCTTGTAGCCACAGCGGTACGCCTCGGCAAGGGCAACCTCTGCTTTGTGCGCGGCAACAAGGTTGGCAAAGGCTTCAAGCTGATACGCAGGATGTACCACGCCTTTATCGTCAGCAAACCCAGCCTCCCGCGCCATCTTGATGATGTCGTCTGTAGTCATATCATGGCCCAGACAAACCCCGCCAGCCCGCCGAGGAAAACGATGGTCATCAAAAACAAGATGCCAATGGTTACCCAGTGCATCATTTCGTCGATGCACCCGTAGTCGCCGTCGTCTACCTGCCTGTCCTGCGCGGCTTCGCGCTTGGAATCAAAGCCGCTCATGCTGGCACCTTGCTGAGTTTGAGCTGACGCTCGCGCAGGGCGTCAATCTCGGCCCAGAGCTTGACGGCGTAGTCCTCGGCAATGTCCTGCCCTTGCGCGTCCAGCGTGTCGTGGCAGTCGATCAGGGCCCGGCGGCAGGTATAGAAGTCATACCCTGCCACCTTGCGGGTGAACACTGCGTGGTGGTTGCTGTAGTTCATGCTGCCAACCTCACGGCAGAAGCCAACGCCTGCTCAACCGCCTCGACAGCCTTGTGGCTCTTGCCAGCGATATTCCAGTGCGTGATGTCCTTGAAGTCCTTGCCGTGCTCACCGAGGTAGTTGCGGCCATTTTTCCAGTTGTAGATGCAAGCCACCGTGCCGTCCTTGAACATCAGGTCCCAGCCAGCGTCGCACTTAAAGTCGTCAACGTCAGTATGGTGAGGGCCAAAGGCTGCGCACAGGTCGTCGTAAGACGCCTCGATGTGGCCTTGCAGGCTAGTGAAGTTGCAATCGATGAATTTGTCTGAGTGAGTGATGAAGTCCATGGTTTTCTCCAGTGTTACCTGCGACAGTGCAGTGATGATAGTGTAACCGCAAATTAAACAATACAACAGCTAAATCAAATTATTTTTTAGGTGTTTACCCTTAGTTCCCAAAATTCCCTGCGGGGGCCGGGGCCCCCTGTTTGATTTAGAAGCTTGGGTCAACGTAGTGGTCACGCGCACCGAGGATCAGTCTGCCAGTGGACTTCTGGAAGCGGCCAGTGTCTTGGTT